TAACCTGCGTTCGGGCACCGCAGACAACGATCTGAACGCTATGAAGAGCATGGGAATGCTTCCAGAAGGAGCGGTTGTTAACCACTTCCTGACGGATACTGACGCATTCTTCATCAAGACTGACGCACCTAACGGCTTCAAATTCTTCAACCGTTCGCCCATTAAAACGGCAATGGAAGGTGACTTTGACACCGGCAACATGCGCTTCAAGGCGCGTGAGCGTTACAGCTTTGGTGTATCCGACTGGCGTTGCGTTTTCGGTACACCCGGAGCGTAAATCGTGCTATAAGGAAGGTGTCGATTTCATATTGACCCTCCCTGAAGACTGGAAAGGGGTAACGAAAGTTGCCCCTTTCTTTTTATTTGTTTCTAATGTATCCTGATCCTATCCCTGACAGTTGCATGTTGCGACTGACATAACCCAAGACAGGAGATAGATATGGGACAAACAACTTTTTCAGGACCAGTACGGTCCGAACGCGGGTTCACCTCGGTAGGTTCTACTGCCGTGGTAAACATTACTGCGGAAACCACTCTCACGTATGCTGACCATGTTGGTCGCATCATTGAAATCAACGATGCTGACGGCGCGGTTACGCTTCCATCTGCTTCTACCGACACTATTGGTGCAAAGTATGTGTTTTTCATTGGCACTACAGCGTCTGATTTAGACATCAAAACAGACGGCACTGACAAGTTTGTTGGCAATCTGGTGTTGGCGGCGGCTGCTACGTCACAGGCTCGTGGCTTCGCGCCCGCTGCAACAAACGATGTAATTTCTATGAATGGAACTACTACTGGCGGTATTGAGGGTTCCTATGTAGAAGTCACTGCAATTGCCGCAGATGAATATCTAGTAACAGGTACTTTGCTTGGTTCTGGCACGTTAGCCACTCCATTCGCTGACTCGTAATAGGAGATAGCTTATGGCGGGTTCTGATGTAAAGGCCAAACGCTTAACTGCCACCGGCTCTGCCGGTGTCGGTGTTGCACGTATTCGTCAGGTGCAGGTAAAGACGACAACAGGATCACCGCGGCTTACCATCAGTGATGGCGACGGTGGTGAAACTGTGTTGGACATGGACTTGGATGCGTCTGATACTCACTCTGTAAACATTCCGGACGAAGGCATCAGGGTAAGCGACATCTACGTCGCTACCTTTACAGCGTGTACTTCGGTAACGATTTTTTATAGCTAGGTGAACTATGGCAACAACTAAAGATGTTCAGAGGTTGCCGTCAGGACGCATAAAATACCGAGGCGTAACCTTTTCGGGGTATAACAAACCGAAAAGGACGCCCGGTAAAGCAAAGAAAAGTGCTGTCCTTGCCAAAAAAGGCAATGAAGTCAAGTTAGGGAGATTCGGGGACCCGAAGATGTCGATCAAAAAAGATCAACCGGGTCGTCGTAAGAATTTTCGTGCCAGACACTCTTGTGATACGGCGAAAGATAAATTTTCGGCTCGGTACTGGAGTTGTAAGGCGTGGTGAGGGTTAGATGAAGGTGGAAGAAGTATTAGCCAAGTTAGAAAAACACGAGGCTGAATGTAATCTCCGATACCAACGGATTGAGGAGCGTCTTGACGATCATAAAAGTTCGTTAAAAGCCCTTGATGTCAAACTCTGGGCGCTGGCAGTGTTAATTTTAATTGCACCATTTGTGCAGAGATTTTTGGGGTGAAGCATGGGCGCACGAGTCAGAACAGGGCCAAAGAAGACTAAGTGCCCCGATGTAACCTACTACCGCAAGGGTGGTAGGTTTCCAAAAAATCTAAAGGCAGTAAAATTTGCCCAGAAGGAAAAGCTTGGGCCAAAAGAACCTTCGATACATATCCTTCCGCATACGCTAATTTAGCTGCATCAAAGTATTGCAAAGACCCTAACTATGCTAAGAAGTCAAAAGGTGGCAAAAGGAAGGGCAAGTAATGGGCAAGCTACAGGATTGGGTAGATGAAGATTGGGTCAGAATTGATAGCTCAGGTAATATCGCAGGTAAATGTGGCACGTCAAAAGATAAGAAAAATCCTGACCGATGCCTACCACGATCTAAAGCACAGAGTCTCAGTAAGTCTGAAAGGGCTGCGACTGCACGTAAGAAAAAGCGCGAAGGCTCTAAGGGAAAGCAAGTTGTTTCGAACACAAAAGCCGCCAAAGTAAGAAAGATGGAGGCGGGTGGCGCGGTTCCAAGCACTAAGCCTAAAAGACCTTTCCGGGGTAAATCACAACCCGGAACTGCCGTAGCTAGAGGCTGCGGCGCAATCATGAGCAACCGACGCAAAAGAACAAAAGGGGCGGTTACGCAATCATGAACTTAGCTTTCTATAACCAGCCGATAGAAAAAGCCGTTGTAGAGGAAATTATGCAATGGTCGGCAGAGGTGTTAGAAAAACCAAGCCCTTATTTTAATAATTTACCGCCATGTCCGTATGCCCGTGCTGGTTGGCTAGACAACAAAATCTCTATTCTTTTCAAATACGAGCCGTCTTATCAGGTTTTGTACTCGTGCATTTCACGCTTTGACGACGCATTTGACCTAGCCATTATTGTAGACATCAATCCCGACGAGGACTCCGACGCATTTCATGAGTATTTAGATCAACTAAATGACGTGATTGCAGAGGGCATGTTTATTGATAAAGATATTTGGCTCATGGGTTTTCACCCTAATGATGAGCCTAGTGACTTTGTACAAGAAGTTACTTTTGACTACGAGACTGATACCGAATACTCCATGATATTTGTTCAACGATTGTCGAAGCTGCAAGAAGCGGCAGACAAGTTGGACAAAAAAGGATATTATGATAGTTATGATGGCGAATATAATGCGTCAGACATCTATGCAAAACGGACTGAACTTTATAGGAGACTGAAAAATGGCAATGAAACCTAAAAAAATGCGTAAAGGTGGTGCTGCTAAGAAGATGCGTGGCGGCGGCATGGTTAAGAAGATGCGCGGTGGCGGCATGGTTAAGAAGATGCGTGGCGGCGGCGCGGTAAAAAAGAAGAAAAAGTAAATGACTGTATCTAACAGCAAAGATTTTGAGTTAGACGTAGCAGATTACGTCGAAGAGGCATTCGAGCGATGTGGTCTTGAGGTGCGTACTGGTTACGACCTCAAGACGGCTAAACGTTCGCTTAATCTATTGCTGGCAGATTGGGCTAACCGTGGCTTGAACCAGTGGACAATCAAGCAGCGTTCGCAAGCGTTGACGCAAGGAACCGGTGAATACGCCTTAAATGCAGACATTATCGACGTATTGTCTGTTGTTTTACGCAGAGATGGCACGGATTACTCGTTAGAACGCTTGAGTCGGGATGAATATCTGACAATTCCGACAAAAACGACACAAAGTAGGCCCAACCAGTTCTTTTTAGACCGTCAATTGACGCCAAACTTAAAAATTTGGCCTGTCCCCGAAAACAGCACTGACGTTCTGTACTATGACGCGTTGACGCGCATGGACGACGCCGACATTTACACCAATACCATGGATATGCCGTTTAGATTTTATCCTTGCCTTGCAGCGGGATTGGCATATTACATTGCTCTAAAAAGGGCTCCAAACAGGGTGCAGATGTTAAAAGCTGTTTACGAAGAAGAGTTTGATCGTGCTGCGACAGAGGACCGTGATCGGTCGTCTTTCAACGTTGTTCCTAAGTATGAGTATTACAGGACGGGATAATGGCTAAGTTCGCAACAGGTAAAAATTCATACGCAATTTCGGACCGCTCTGGCTTTCGTTATCAGTACAAGGTAATGAAAAAGGAGTGGAATGGCTTGCTTGTGGGTCCTGATGAATACGAACCAAAGCATCCGCAGCTAGGACCTTTTCGCAAAGTGGTTGATCCGCAAGCTTTGATGAATGCTAGGCCCCAGCCAGACAACCCTACAAGCGCCTTTTTGGTCATTACCACGAACGGCATCACTTACTTGGGTAATGGCAACTGGAGTACCGGTGGAACAGCGGAACTGCCTACAGAATTAGAAAACACCCCGGCTTTGCAAGGTGCGGTGGGCACAGTATCGGTGGTGACGCCATGAGTTTTACATACGCACAGCTAAAAACAGCAATTCAAGACTACGCAGAGAACGATGAAAGCTCTTTCGTAACCAATTTGCCTGTGTTTATACGTCAGGCAGAGGAAAGAATCCTTAAAAACGTTCAATTAAGCCTGTTTAGAAAGAATGTCAGTGGCACAATGACGCAGGACAACCAGTATTTGGCGTGTCCAAGCGACTTTTTGGCCCCTTTTTCGCTTTCTTTCACGGATGC